GTGAACGCAGACACTCCGCCACGCGCGAAAGGTGACTAGCCGGATCGCCGCGCGGCGGAGCATCTGCAAAAACTTTGGGGGTTTGGCTAGTCACTGGTAAGACTTTACCATCGGCACCGCACCCGTCAAGGCTTTAGCGACAATCTCGAAAATGTTCACCTATCGGACCCACCACAACGGGCGGGAATGAAACCGGGCCGCTGTCCTGTTCGGAGAGCGGCCCGGTGGAGGCCGGAGCGGGCTTGCGCCACACCCCGGCCTCGGAGCAATCGGTTTAGTTTCGAGGCTTGTAGGTCGCCATGAGGCGGTTCACCGTGTCGAGTGACTGCGCCGTCACTTGCGCCGCAACCCGCAGCGATGCGCGAACGTCGATGAGTTCCAAGTACACCGGGTCGCTCTTGCGAGAAACCATCTCCACCTTTCCCGTCGGGATCACGAGAGTGGAAATGCGAGCCTTGGTTTTCTTCTTTGCCTTAGCCATGTCCCCCTCCCTTCTTCGCGGGCTGGGCTTTGGCACCGCGTGGCTTCTCTCGCTCGATTTCTCGCTGGATGTGGCCGAGCAATCCATCGACATTAGACTTGATCGCCAGTGCCATGCCCTGCAACGCGAACAGGTGCCTGTAGTACCGGATGCGCGGAGTTTCCGCCCGTCGCTTCTTCGTCTTCATGTTCCACTCCTGCCCTCATTCGGGCAACACCGCCACACTTCGCAGTAGCCTCGCACCCACCCCTTGGAATAAAGGTCGGGGAGCGCGGCCGGTTGCCCGAACCGCGCCCCCCATAAGGACTCAGTTGTTCGGGAGCAACGGGTTCCGCGTGAAGTACGGCTCGTATCCATGCACGCCGCTGGAAATGATCCGAAGGAACTGCCGCTGTGTGGTTTGCTTCACGGGAAGGCTCTCGTGCGGCGTGAGGATACCGATCTGGTGGACCTCCCCAGCCTTCATCAGCACCGCGTCCGCGTAGGGGTACCGCGCGGCCGCGCGGCCGATGTCGCCGTCGATGCTGGTGTCCTCGTGCCAAGCGTTGTCCCAGACCGCGCACGAGTCGTCAAGGTTGTTCGCGAGCAGGATGGCTACGTCGTGGTCGAGTGTGACGTTGTGAACCTTGCCCCAGCCCCCGCCGCCCCACCCACCGCCGCGCTGGTAGTCTCGTCCGGGGATGCGTCCGACCTCCGTGTGCAATGCCCGATCGGTGGTCGATCGTGCGCCACGGTGAGGCTTGCCAGCGACAGCCACAGACTCGTCGATGGTGAGGTATCCGATGTCGCCCTTGCGAACGAACACGTTGCGGATGATGTCGGCGTAGGCGGCGTATTCGGGCGGGAGCGAACCGCTGTCGCCTTGGATGTACGGCATCATCAGGCACCGCACGCCAGAAAACGCGGGAAACACGACGGAAAGACCAGTTTTCATGTGAACCTCATGCCCACTCGGGCGACCCCAACCGATCCGCTGGTTGGCCGCGTTCACCCCTTGACCCGAGAACAGTCTACTTCGGATCGTTCGGGCTTGCAAGTGAAAAAACGCCGCCCCTCAACCAGAAGAGAGAGCGGCGCGTGTGGGATGTCTTGTGATGGCGGACACTTTGAGAGGAAAGTGTCAAGTGAAGCTCAAAACACGGCACGGCCAGCCCGAAGGACTGGCCGTTTGTGTGGTGCCGTTGCTCTACCAACTGAGCTACGCATCGGATCAGCCGCAACCGGCCCAGACCGACACGGCGGGACTCGAACCCGCGACATTCATTGAATGGCCCCCATCGGCTGTTCGCCCGGTGGAGGCTCGAATGCAACGGGCCGGATCGCTCCGGAGGGAGAACCTGCACATCGAAGTGCGGAGATGCCCACGCCGCCGTTGCAAATGGAGCCTAGGCGATTTCTCGCACCCGGAATGGACCCGTGTTTCGGCTCCTGATCTAGATCAAAGCGTGTGGAGAGGATTGAACTCCCGACCGTGTGCTTGGAAGGCACTCGCTCTACCGCTGAGCTACACACGCAAATGCACCGGAACGACAAGGGGGTTTGCGAGAGGCATTTGCAGTGTACTCCCGCGAGGCATTCGTTCCCGTGCCCCCAACTCTATGCAGCCTACTCCGTCAGGTGGTACCAGTGGTCTTGTTCCAGCGAATCTGGATCGTCGGCTGCGGTGGTCCGTAGGCGATTCGACCCGCCAACATGCCGAGTTTGCTGCGCTGGGTCTTGGTCATCAAAAGCATCTTGCGGGCGAGTGGTCGGTGGTCAGGCTTGCCCGGCCACGGCTCGGTTTCAAGGCACAGGCGAACGTGCTCGTCTTTGACGTTTCCATCGTCAAGAACAATGTGCAGGCCGCACCCACAACCCGCTCGCAGCAGCATCACCGCTTCGTCTAGGCATTCGGGAACGGTGGGGCGGTCCATGCGGGGAGTTTAACACACCCGCGCCCGGTTCCGCATATAGACGGCCATCGTTATAAAGAACTGCGATGGCTCGACCAATGTGGATAGAATCCCGGCATGTCCACCACCGGCGGTACCAAACACCCGTCAGGCCCCATATCTGCGTGGGTCGTGATTGGTTGGGCCTGCATCGTGCTCGGCCTGATGGTGTGGAGCGCGGCCGCGAAGTACGAGCAACACGTTCGGCTGCATCAGGACGGAAGGCATCGGCTCGTGAGTCCTTTTCCTGCAAGGGAGGCAGCGTGAACAAACTCGTGATGGCTCTGGTTGTCGTCGTGATTCTGGTTCTGCTCGCTCTCGTGATGTGCGGGTGTGCATCGAAGCGCGGAACCTCCCGAGAGACGGCGGTACAGACTCCCGATCACACGGGGCTTACGTGGTGGGAGCCGGTGAAGGGGGCCACGCGATGAGGAAAGCTCTCTCATTCCTCGCCATTTGTGCGGTTGTGTGCGCGTCTGTGTGGGGCATCCGCGCGTGTCAGCACCGATCCGCGATGATCGCGTCCGTGAAGCATTGGGAGTTCGTCGGCAACTACTACTCGCCCGAGTACTACTCGTACGTCTGGATGAGCACAGACAGCAACGGCGGCGGATACCTGATGCCCATTTATCAGCAGGCGCAGTACTGGTCTGAGTGGAAGGGGATCGACATCGAAGGCCACGAGCGAACCACCACCGGCGCGTGGGTCATCAACACCGTTGAGGAGGCGAAGCGATGAAGCGAATCGCGCTCATCCGAATCGAAGACGCGTGTTTATGGCTGGCGTTGGCGGCGTTGATTATTGGCATTGCCATCGGCCTCTTCGGCTGCGCATCCGGCACAGCCAAGGGCGGTGATACCCAGATGGAGCGGAACACGGAGAAGCCATCGACGCGGACGTATCGCGTGGAGGTGTTTGGCCGCGAGCCGTCGCCCGAAGAGTGGTCGGTGTTGCAGCGGCTTGGACAGCCGGAGGTGCGAAAGTGAGCGACGAACTTCCCCAGCCGAGCGTGGATCGTCTATGTGCGAAGCCGAACGCATGGAAGAAGCCGATTCCGCCGCTCGCGTGGATCGTGCTTTTGGTAACTGGCATCGGCGCAGGCATCTTCGCGGTCGTCGCTACGCCCCGCCCCGCATCGCCACCCGCTCCCGTTGTTCAGGCTCCCCCGCCCCAATCCCACACCGTCATCGAGTACACCGAATCCACGGGCGGGAAAGAGCACGTCAAGGGCAACGCCACGGGCGCAAGCCTCTCCCTCTCGGGTGAAAAGGTCGAAGCGAAGGACATGGTGATCGCGCCCACGGACATGACGCTGTTCGATGTGGGCTCGCTCACGGGCGGGGCGTTCAGCGGGTCATTCAAGGCGAGCGTGTCGGGCCAGTTCTGGATTCGGATGCTCGGCCTGCTCGCATTCGTCGGCTGCGGCGCGGGCGCGGTGCTGTCGTTCAAGAAAACCCCGCTCGATTGGCACCAGTGGGGCGGATTGGCCGTGGGTGCGCTCGCGGGCCTCGTTGTGGCTGTTCAGCCCGAACTGTTCTGGGTGGGCCTTGGCGGGCTTGCAATCGCGGCCGCGCTCAACTTCTTCCCCTCGCGTCAGGCAGGCGCATTGCTCTCGGCTGGACAGGAATACGAGGATTTCCTTGACGCGCCCGGCAACGAGGACATCAAGGCTCGCTGGGTCAAGCACCGCCAGCAAGTGCCAACGAAAGACAAGAACACGATCGACAACCTCATCAAGAGGACGAACACCTGATGGGATGCCCTGCGGGATACATCGACATCGCCAGCTACACCCGGTACGAATCAATCCCGCTGTACCTCGGCGACGTTGACGGCTCGCCATGCCGCGCCGCGTACAACGGAACGCTCGAATCACTCTGGGCCGAATTGAAGATTGCCCTTGACGCTTGCCCGAAGGCTCTGGGACGGCCAACCTGCATTCTTCGTTCCTGCGCCGACTCGCATTATTCCGCGTATCTCTCATCCTGCAACGCCGCAACCGTGACGTATCAGAACTGCGTGGTGAGTGCCTGATATGGAACCAGACATCATCGAAACCCCAAGGGGCTCGAAGTGGAGGCGCATCATGGTTCGCGCCGCAAATCAACAGCAGCAACCGGAGACTTCCGCCATGTCACCGCCCGAGAAACAAGTAGCCTCGATGATCCGCGCCGAAAGAGCGCAGTGGATCAGAACGGCGGCGGTGGTCATCGGTGTTGCCGGAGTCTTCATCACCATCGGCAGACGGGACCAAGACCTCGACACGCTCAAAGCGATTGTGTCGGGTCTGGTTGAACGCGAACGGCTCGCGGCCTCCCGTCAATCGTCAATGGAAGCGGACATTTCCAGCATCAAGGACATCCTGCGGGAAATCCGCAACAAGCAGTGAAGGGGTAAGCAGGCATGGCCAATCCGACCACCTACGCCAACAAGATTCGCTGCCGCGCCTTTCCCGACAACGTGACCGGCTCGGCTTCCTACACCCCCATCACGGCGTACAACACGGACGGAGGCCACAACTTCGACGGCTCCCAGACCACTGCGGCATTCGGGTGGCGCATCGCCAACGGTGTTGAACGATGGGCGATGGGCGAACTCGGAAACCTCCGCCAAGCCCCCGTCACCCAAGGTGTCCAGACCTACGACATTCTCGCCGGCCTGAACAACTCCACCAACGACAGCCTGCAAATCATCCGCCAGTCTCGCGGCCAAGGCGCGGATATGTACCTCTGGTCGATGGGTGTCGGTCCATACCTCCGCTTCGGCCTGAAAACTCTGAACCGCATCGCGGTCGGGTTCAACACCACCGCCCTCTCTCCCCTCGTCAACGGCAGCACAGCGGCCTACCTGCCCGCCTCACCCGTCCCCGTGTCGTTCGGCATCACGACCGGCGGAAGCACGTACACCGCTACAGCACGAGTCTACGGATGGCCCACCGTGACACTCGACAGCGCGGACAAATCAGCGGCGTTCGGCGCAACGTCATTCTGCTACTACGGCGGGCGTGGCGACATCTCGGCGGGTTCCTATCGCGGTGGACTCTGCGACGGCCCCAACTTCTACTCGGCAGCCGTCTCGGCCTCAGACTGGAACGACTACAAGGGCACTTGGGCACCCTCGCGCGTCACCCTCCACTCTCTGACCCCATCCGTGATCGTCGTCCACATCGGCACTTCCCGCACGGACGGCTTCTACACCTTCGGCGATGACACATACGTCGGTAGGCTCGCCCAGAGGTACATCGCCAGTCAGATTCACTACAACTGGGGGTGGCCCGGCGTAGACGCGGCCACGCTGGCAACGAACGTGGCCCTGTACACGGCAGCCATCACAGCCCTCAAAAACAACTTCCCATCCGCCCGCATTGTCGTCATCATCGACTGCGGCGCAAACGACGCGGGCGCGGACGGCAGAGTACAAGGCTCGGTCCCCAGCACATCCGCCTACGACGCGAGCCTTGCAACGCTCTGTTCAGGCATCCGCGCCGTCACCAACTGCCGCCTTCTCAAACTCACCTCTACACCGTTCTGCTACCCCAACGACGGCTCGGCAGACGCAACCGCATTGCAGCGACAGACCAATCTCGACGGCTTCAACGCCAAAGACAGAACCAGCCGCAACTACGACGGCATCCTCGACATTGCCCGTGATCCGGCATTCACGCTTGCAGACGGAACCATCGGCACCCTCAAAGCCATGTGCGGCGGTACCGGAGGTACAGGCGCATCCAACGCCTCCACGTACTACCAGACCGGCAGCAACACAGCCGCCACCATCGCGGCCACAAACTACGACGGCATCCACGGCGGGCAGAACTGGCACGCCAAGGTTGACACGTTCATCTCCGGCAACCCCACATTCAACGAGTTCACCAGCCCGCCAAACGGACGGTTCGGCCGCTTCAATCGCTTTAGCCGGTTCAACGTCTAAGCCCTTGGTAGAACACCCAACTCAGGGCATACCATCACGCGCGCGAGGGCAAGGTATCAACCTTCGCCTCAACACGCACGGCAGCCAACTTCTCCCGCGCCTTCGCCAGCCCCGCCAGCCGCTTCTCCTCTCGCCCAGACCAGTGGCCCGGACGCGATGACCCCAGCAACACCCCACGACGCTTGGCGGCTGCAAGGGCCTCCACAGTCCTCACGCTGATCTTCCTCCGCTCCTCCTGCGCCATCGCAGCCTTGATGTGCTGTATGAACTCCCCATCCGCAGGAGCATCAGCCGCCACTATCCGCACACCCTTCATCGCCTGAGCAGTCGTGGCCACATCACGCGCCACCCTGTCCAGCATGGCCACCAGCAAGGGCACACGCTTACGCCTGCACAATGCAAGGGCCTGAGCCAACCCCGGGCGCGTGTCGTCACCACCACTGGCAATGTCTTGGAAGGTGGAGAGGACCGTCCCGCCTTGCCTCTGGACATGCTGGATGCACGCGAACAACTGTGCATCGAGGCCGAGCCCAGACCTGCCCTGCTCCTCTGTGGACACCCTGCAATACACGACGAATGGCGTTGTGGTCATACCGCAAGGGTATGCGGACTGTAGACGGTGGTCAACAGTCATCCAGTACGGTACCCATCACCCCACATACTGGTGGGTGTCGCGCGGATTAAGGGTAAACACCACCCCGGGGGCCTGACTATCCCTCCCTCTCAATTTTTGAAGGAAACTACCTCGGGCCGTTTCAACTTGGCCTGCTCATGGGCACGGAGCACCCTGTCCGGGATGGTTTTCAGTGGCCGTGGCGTGGAGGCATTGAGACGGCGCGTGAGTTTCCGGAGCAGCCTGTCTACGTCTTTCCCCATGTGCACACCCCAATGCGTAGGCGACTCTACCCCCTTCGTTGAAGGAATCCATTGAGACTGAGTATCAGTTGCGTTGAGACTCAATCTCAACTGCGCGTAAAAACACCCGTCCGGTGAGTTCGGGCGGGTGTCGGTTGATCCGGGGTGGCGAACCGGCGGGAGCCGAGCGGGGGCTGTTGTTGTTCCCCGGTCCCGCTTGCCAGTCCCGGAACTACGGCGGGGTGTCGATGTTCACGGTGGGGGCCGCGAGGATTTGCCCGATGATTTCGGCGCGGCAGGCGGGCGGGTACTGAGTGGAGTCGCAGCGGACGAACTTGACGGTGACACCGGCATCCTGCATCCGGCCCTCGGACTTGATCCGGCCCACGGGGATGGTCATGTGCTTGCCCTCGTTCTCGGGCTTGAGGTCAGACTCGTTGATGGCGAAGAAGATACGCTCGGCAATGGGGTATGGGATGCGGTGGAGGATGACCAAGGTACAACCCCGTGTGGTCGGCAGATGCAACTGTGTTGCATGTAGCGTATGCTAGGTCGTGGACTGCTCGAATCACGTTCCAGTGAAAAGGACCGAACTGGCGACAAAGCCGCTGGCGGAGATGACTCCCCAGCAACTCGCCCGCGCGTACGTGGCCGATTCGCGCATGGCCACCGAACGCGGATTCTACGAGTACGCGAGCCAGCCGGGCATGATGGAGAAGGTTTGGAAGAAGCTCTTTGACATGGCCGACAACGGCAACATGAAGGCGATCAACGCCATCATCAAGCTCACGGTGACATCGGCGGAGTCGAAGACGGCGGGCGAGGCGGAGAAGGACGCGCCGATCGTGTTCCAGATCAACAACGCGGCGGCGGGTCCGCCTCCACAGGTAACGCGGGTGGTGAGCAACGAATCGAAGGAGCCCGCATGATTTACGAGCAGCGGTCATACACAAACGACGCGGGTGAATCGCTCACCGCGAAGATTCCCGTGGGCTCCGATGCCATTCCGTCGTTCCATGCCGTGTTCCAGTTTCAGGTTGGAGATCAGGTGGCAAACGTGCCCTGTCCGATCCCAGGCGACACGGTAGAGCAGGCGTTTGCGGGCCTTCCCATCGCACGTATCAACGCCAAGGGCAGACTCGATTCAGAACTTCGCAAGCGGTCCCTCGTGGTTCCCGGCGCGGCCATGAACGGAACTCCAAACCTGCGGCTCTCCTGAAAGGACTCCGACCTTGACGTTGGAGATTCGCCAGTTCAATCTCTTCCCGAAGCAGCGGGAGTTCATCGACGCGACCGAGCGGCAGGTGCTCTACTCCGGCGGTACCGGCTCCTCGAAGTCGCACTCTCTCATCGTCAAGCTCTTCCTCCGCGCGTCCTACCCCGGCGCGTGCGAGGGTCTTGTTCGCAAGATCAACGCCGATATTCCCAACTCGTTCCTCAAGGACTGGAAGCGGATCATCCCGGCGCGGCTCTACACCCACAAGGTCAATCAGCAGGTCATTGAACTCAAGGGCGGCGGGCAGATCGAAATGTTCGGCTGCGACGACGTTGAACGCATCGGCTCGCGAAACCTCAGCGGATGCGCTATCGAGGAATGCAACCAGCTCACCGAAAACGACTGGCAGAAGATCGACTCGGTGGTGCGCGTCGAGCACGAACTGGGAAACCAGTTGTACGGCGTGTGCAACCCTGACGGCACGACCCACTGGCTCTATGAGTATTTCCAGATCGACCGGGCCACGCCCCCGGACATGAAGTACATCCCAACCGTCGTTGAGGACGGGTACCTTGGGCAGAATCCCAAGTATGTGGAGGCGATGAAGCGGAAGACGGGCATCGACCGCCAGCGCAGGTATCTCGGTTTGTGGTGTGACGCGACCGGAGCCATCTTCGACAACTTCTCAGAAGCGAACATCTGCGAGCGGACACTCTCCGGCGCGGAATGCCTCGGCATCGACGACGGCGACTCTCTGCCATTTGTGGTCCTTCGGTGCTTCTGCGACGGGTACTCGTTGCACATCGCCGAAGAGTTCTACAAGAAAAACGTCCGTTCTTTGGACTCGAAAACCGAAATCGTCCAGCGGCTCGCGAATCCCGGGCTCAAAGCCATCGTGGTTGACATGCAGGCGGCACACGTGATCGAAGCCCTCTGGAAAGTCGGCCTCCCCGCGTGCAAGTCAGAGAAGGGCAACTTCTCTGTCGAGGCGGGTGTATCGAAGATCGCGACCATGCTCAGCGCGTACGCGCCGGACGGGAAACCACGACTGACGATCTCCCCCTCGTGCGTGAACACCATCCGCGAGTTTCGGTCGTGGGCGTACGCACAGAACGGCGACTACGGCAAGCACAACAACCACTCCATCGACGCGATCCGCTACGTCGTCAAGTTCTTCGGTCTGGGCGCGTCGAACATCACGGCGGAAGAGGCGGCGAAGCAGATGGAGGAGTCCGCGCCCGAGCCCGTGTGGGTTCGCGACGACGCTGGATTCAACTGGCAGAGTGAGAACATGGACATCCTCGGAGCGCAGCAATGGGCCTGATCGACTACATCAAACGCGCTCTTTCCCGCAACACGACCGAGCCTTTTCAGCCCTACGCGCCCACGCTCGAAGAGTTCATCAACGCTCAGGTGACTCCCTCGGACCTTGCGAGAAAGTACGGCCCGCTCCCCAAGGCCACCACGCTCCTCAAATACTTCCTCTCGTGTACGGAGGCCAGTACGTGCGGCGTGCTGAATGCCAAATACTGCGCCCAGTTCACTCCCCGCATGTACCGGCGAGGCTCGTCTACTCCGGGCCTTGAGTTCGATATGCGACAGCGGAAGGTGCGTTCAAAGCACCTCATCAAGCGGCTGCGGGACTCGAATCCAGAGACGGGTGTCGGCAGTGTGGCGCGGTATGCGAACAACGCGGGCAGCGATGACATCTACGAAATCGTCGATCACCCGTGGCTCAAGTTGTACAACCAGCCCAACCCGTACGAACCGGCGTTCTTGTACTGGCAGATGGATTTCTTGCAGCGGCAGATTTTCGGCAACAGCTACAGCGTGATATTCATGGGCGACGACGGCTTGCCCGAGCAGATGCGCCACATCGCGGCGCAGCACGCGCGCGTCGTGCCGAGCAAAGACAACCTCATCGAGTCGTTCGCGTTTCAAGTGCCGGGTATGGCCCCGACATACTACACCCCGGACTGCATCGCCCACTTCAAGGCGCATACGTCCGTCGTGGATTACTTCTACGGCGTGTCATGGATGGAACGATGCCTGATCGAAATGGATCTGCTGATTTCCGCGAAGGCCGTGGAAAAGACCCGTTTTGACAAGGGTCTGCGCTCGGAGTTCGCGGTCCTGATGCCCGAGTACAACCCGGTCCAGAAGGAGGCGGCGCGGCAGGAACTTGAACTGCGCGGGACAGGGGTGAAGAACTCTGGCGGGTTCTTCATCCTCCCCGGCGCGTCTTCGATCACGCCCCTGACGATGAACAACCGCGACATGCAATACAACGAGGGCATGAAGCGGGCGGCGCAGTCGATCTATTTCTGCGCTGGTGTTCCCGATGCGTTCGCGGCCGTGAATACCTCGAACCTCGCGGGCGGCTTGCTCGCGGACGGCCTGTACAAGCAGGTGACGATTCAGCCCGAACTCTGCAACAACGCGCAGCAGCTTACCTCCCTCGTGAACCGCCTGTACGGCCATGCCGAAGGCGATGTGTGGATCGCCTACGACGAGATTGTCAACCTTGGCGATGTGGAGAACGAAAAGCAATCACTCGCCATCTTCGCGGGCAACGGCATCAGGCTTGATGAGTTTCGCCAGCGGATCAAGTACGATCCGATCGGTGATGACAGGGGCGGGAAACTCGCGTGCGAACTCACGGCCGCGACGATGGCCCCTCCACCCGGCGCGGGAGTCGGAGAGCATCCCCTGACTCCCGTCAACCGTGCGCGGGAAGACGCGGGCATGGAGAAGCCCACGGAGGAGGAGAACAACTACAAGGATTTGTACATCGAACTCCCAGAGCCAAAGCCCAAGGCACTTCCGGCCAGAGTGCTTGAAGCTGTATCGCTGAAATCCTTGCACGAGGCCCACCGTCTCAAGTCTGACGCTTGGGAATACCCGTTCTCAAAGAGCGCGTACCTGACCGTGAACAAGGGAGTCGAGGACTGGTGGAAGTCGGGCGTGGATGATGGGCGGTTTGACCCCCTGAAACTTGAGAACGCGCTCAAGCCCCTGTCTGCGGTGTTTCAGGAGGGTGGGCAGGACGGAATCGCCTCGCTCATGTCCGTTGCGGGCGGCTCGCAAGCCGTCGCGACGGCGGGCATCAGTTTCGACGTGCTCACGCCCGAGGTTGCCAACTACATCCTCTCGCACACGATCAAGCTCGCGAGCGCGATCACGGCGGAGAAAAACGCCCAACTTTCTCAGGCCATCTACCAGTCCATCGCGCAGGGCATGAACACGCAGGAGGCGACGAAAGAGATTCAGAGGGTGCTGACCGATCGCACGCAGTACGAATGCGAGCGGATCGCGAGAACGGAATCCTCCAACGCCTACTCGCAGGGCACGATTGAGGCGTGGAAGGCTTCCGGTGTGACGAAAAAGCAGATGATCCTCGCCCCGGGCTGCTGCGATTTGTGCATCGCGATTGCCGAGAAGTTCAACGAGCCCGTTCCGATCAACCATGTGTACTTCGCCAAGGGGTCCGCACCGTTCGTGGTGGATGGGCATTCCTACACCAACGACTACGCGGACCTGACTGCCCCCCCATTCCATCCCAACTGCCGGTGCTCAGAAGTGCCGGTTCTGTAGAGGTGTCCCATGCAACACTTGACAGGCGACGACATCCGGCGGGCGATCATCAAGTCTTCCAAACTTCCGGATGATGCCGCCATCGGCACGCTGGACTGCAAGCCTGCCGAGCAGCGGGCAGACCGAGAGAACCGGCTGGTCTGGGTGACAGCCACTACCTCGGACATCGACTCCGATCAGGAGGTGGTGGTGCCGAGCGGGTGTGATCCCGCCTCCCGGTTCTTCTCCCTCAAGTCGTGCTTTGTGGACCACAAGTACGACCACGACCACTTCTTCGGCAAGATGCGGAAGGCCATGCCCAAGAGGGGTGCCAGTGGGGAGCAATCTGGATGGACGGTGCAGTTTGAGGTGTACCCCCTGAAAAGCGCGTACGCCGACGACATCCTGACCATTGCCGAGCGGGGCCAACTCACGGTGTCCATCGGCCTGCAAGGGCTGGACTATGGGAAGACAACGACGGCAGAAAAGACGAAGTACATGCAAGGCGGCGCGGTCCCCACGACCATCGTCCGCAAATGGAACTGGCTGGAACTCTCTTCGACCATGATGCCCGCCAACCTCAAATGCCGCCAGATCGGGTACGGGGAAGAGTTGAAGATCGACGCGGACACCATGAAGCGTCTGGACATCTTCGACAACATGATCTGCAAGGGGGAGATCAAGCGCGAGACAGCGGACGCGATGGGGTTCTCGGTGCTGACCCAGAAACGAGCGGCCGACCGTCTTGCAACACAGTTGCATCTTGGGCGGGGCCGTGGTATCATTCTTGTGGACGGGTGATCCCGTCCGTTCGCCTCACTGACTCCGCTGCTCGGCAGGATTCCCTCCACGAGCAGGCACGAAGGACGGCAAAGCCGAACGCCCAGCCGCTTTAGCGCAGGGCGAATCCCGTGTATCGGAGTCAACCACATGCGAATACGCACCAAGCAGGCACTGCTCGCCGCGCTGCGCAAGGACTTCGCCTACGAGGGCAAAGACGCTCTCGCGGACGTTCTCGCGTACTGCAAGGCCGAAGCAATCAAGATCGACGAAGAGGCCGTCACCGCCCTCTTCGGCAAGTCCGCGTCCCTCGCTGTAGGGCTCGCCGACGATGACGAGGTGGAAGTGGTCGAAGAGGCCCCGGCCCCCAAGGCCACCGCCAAGACCAAGGCCGCGACGGTTGTGACCCAAGACGACGAAGAGGAGATTGAGGACATCCGAGCCAAGCGCGCCGAGCGCGTGAAGTCCGATACCTCAAACCGCCAGTCGCACAACAAGTCCATTCAGGCGCCCGCCATCCGCTCCGACGATAACCGCTTTGCCAAGCAGTACAACGTCAAGGCGGCGCGGCTGGAAACCGGCTTCAACGACGCCGACGAAATGGCCGCGTTCAACGCTGCCTGTCGTCTGCGTACCTACGAGCTGTACGCCATCTCCCATCCCAGCGCGTTCTCGGGGTACATCTCCAAGGGCTTCAAGGCCGAAGACGAGGCCATCCTCATCAACAAGGCCGCGTCCGACACCATCGGCACGGCTGGAGGCTACCTGCTCGCCAACACCCTCAAGTCCGAAGTCCTCTGGGCAACGGAAGAGTGGGGCGTGTCCCGGTTCATCGCCCGCAACGAGACGATGATCGGAAACAACACCTCGTTCAGCCGCAAGACGGCGATTCCCGCATTCAAGCCGCTGTCCTCGGGTGCTGCTCAGACCGGCGACATCTCATACGACCTCGTGACGCTCATCCCCAAGGTGGGCGCGGTGCTCATCCTGACCCCGATGGTGCTCTTCGAGCAGTCGGCGGTTGCCCTTGGCGACACCATCGCCGAGAGCATCATGGAGGCGTACTGGAACACGGTGGACCGCTGCTACTTCAACGGCGACGGCACCTCGACGGTGGTTTCGGGCGTGTCCTACTTCGATCAGGTCGGCCTTGCCAAAGGCCTGACGGGTACTCCCCTTTCCACCACATCCGGCTCGTACTACACCGCGTCCGCGAACACGATGCTCTCGTGGACCGGCGGCGACTTCATCGCCGCGATGGGCCGCATCAACAACGCCAACATGGGCCGGGCCTGCTGGGTCATGTCCCGTCAGGCGTACATGGCCGGTCCCCTCCGCCTCGCGACTCAGGCCACCACCGGCATGGCTCCCGACACGGTGCTCAATCCGGGCAACACCTACATGGTTGCCTCGCAGCAGCGCGGCGCGGCTCCGGCCGGTCCTCGCGCGTACCTGTACGGCGAGCCCGTGTTCTTCTCGCAGGTCATGTCCACCGCAACGACCACGGCCAACACAATCCTCGGCTACTACGGGGACTTCATCACCGGCTCCATCATCGGCCACCGCACGCAGCTTGAGATCGCGTCCTCCACCGAGTACGCCTTCGACAAGCGTGCGCTTGCTACCCGTGGCTTTGCCGAGTGGGCCATCAACATTTGTGGCGACGGTCGCGCCTCCTCGACCCAGTGCGGCCCCATCACCGCGATTCAGACCTCCACCTAATCCCACACGCCCGCGCGTGCGGGGAAAGGAATCACACCATGTCAGCGTTTCCGCTTCAAGGGTTGAAGGGCGTTTTGATGCTTCCGCCTGTGTCGGTGGCATCCACGACCGCAACTCAGATTTCGTACTTCGACTTTGCCGGTCAGGGCCAGTTGCTTGCAACGACCCCGCAGGGCGATGTCAACCCGGCCGAAGGTGCCTTGTTCATCTGGCAGTTCGGCGCGGTGGGTTCTCCCTCCACCGGCACCGTCCACAAGCTCACGGAGGCCGAAACCTACAACGGCTCTCCCACGGCCTACGCCGACATCTCGGGCGCGGCCCTCACGGCGGCTCCCGTCGCGTCCTCGTTCTCGATGATCTACCTGACCAATCGCGGCCGAATGCGGTTTGTCAAGGCGGTCACGACCACGGACTCGACGCAGCTTGTGTCCGTCATGGCCGTGTCCTGTCCGCTCAATCACGCCGTCACATCCGCCACGCTCGCGGGTGCCAAGTGTCTTGAGTTCATCGTGCTTTGAGTTCTACTCCTCCCGCCAGCCCGGGGCGTTACTGCTCCCGGCTGGTTTATGAAGTACATCCGCCATCGTGTCCCCCTTGGCAACTGGGAAATCGGCCACGAACGACCGGAGGCCGACGACGTAGCCGAACTGCTCGTCTCGGAAGGCAAGGCCGAGTTCATCGAGCGGCTTGGACCTCCCAAGGACAAGAAGTTCCACACGCTCTCGGATGTTGTCGAGCAGCACCGGGCGATGGCGGCGAAGGCGGACGAGGAAAAGCTCGCGGGCGGGACGGCAACCAAGGTTATCAAGAAGGGGTAAGGCATGGCTATCGGCACAACCAGAGGCGCGGGTGTTCGCGGCGGCGGCGTTCCGCTCGTCAGCCCCGGATCGGCGCATGGCGTTTGGCAGGTCGCGAACGACGACGCGCGGACGGCGCAGACCTCGACCATGCTCTACAACCCGAACGTCATCACGGACAGCACCTTTCACTGGGTGCATATGCCGCAGGGCACTACCGGAGTCCTTCCACGGGCGCGCGTACCCATCGCCACGACTGCGGTGGGTACGTCCCCGATTATCTATCTGCTCGGTGCCAGTTCGATGAACGGGAGCCACGCCAGCCCCGAAGGCACCAACGACGGCAATATCCGCATCATGCGGCTGGACACCGTGGCGATCGACGGTGTGGGTCTGACACTCACGTTCCCCGGTTCGCCAACCACGACCAACTGCCAGTGCGATGGAACGTGGTTCTACTCGGCCACGCCATCGCTGGCGGGGTACGACTGCCGTGGGTCGCAGTGGGTGGGTGTGGCGGTCCAGACTGCGGGCGCGTGTACGGCCTCGGCCGCGATGCCTGTTGATCTGCTGTTCCTCGGCAACTAAGGGGGTGACGATTGGCCGCGCCGGTGCTGCTCAGTTCAACGTGGGACTCCACCGCCAAGGTGCTCACTCTGACATGGGATCAGACGGTGACGTATGAGGGCGGCAGCTCTGGCTACGTCATCTTTACGGATTCATCCGGTTCTGTGTGGGAAAACGACTCGATTGCAGGAGGTGTTCCGACCGGTGTTGGTGCGACAATGGTCTTTGTTCTAGTGGCCAGCGTTCTGACCGCTGGGACAGTCGGAACTGTGACAGTCGCTGCGGGCTCTGTGGAAAACGGCACGGCGCAGCCGAACGCGCTTACCAGAAACTTCGCTACGACGACCTACGGCGGCGCGGCATCGACGGCGGGCGTTCCCACCATCGGCACCTACGACGAGTACGTCAACGTCTACTCGGCCAACTCGAATCAGCTTGCGGCGGGTGCATCGCAGGACCAGATTCATGGCGCGATTGATGCGGCCAATCTCGCGGCGGTTCGCTTCTGTGGGATCGCATTCACCAACTCCGGCAACACGCAGCAGACGTTCACGGAACTCTGCGACGGGGACGGGTCCAACACCATCCGGGTTCGGAACCTACCCGTTGTTTCTGTCACGAGCATCACCGTCACGGACTCGGACGGGAACACCGACGTTCTCGACACCGACACCTACGACTGCCAGCTCACGACGGGAACCATCAAGCGGACCATTCCCGGAACGTCGGTGTATATCTACGACCGGGACGCTGAGATTGCCCCCTTCCCGCAAGTGGGCGGAACGTCGTTCTTCCCAGTGGGGTTTCAGAACATTTCAGTGGTCTACGTCGCCGGGTACACGACGGCACCAGCCGACCTTCGGTGGGCGATCTACGAGGCGGTTGATGAGATTCTGTCGCGGGTGGGCATCAGGGGAACCAAGAACATGCCGAGCGAGTCGGACCTGCGCGATGCTGTCATCCGCAGGCTGCGCCCGTTCGAGAGGATCGTGATGTGAGCGACGTAGAGGTGACACTCACTTGGAATCCGAACATCGGCGAAATCGTCGATGGGGCTATCGCCTTCGGATTGAACCGGGCGGGTGTGCATCTGCAAGGCGTAGCGCGTCGGAACTTCGGCACCGCTGGCGAGTACGGCAACCGGCGCATGGTGAACTACGTCACGGGCAAGGTCGGCGGGAAGAAGCGGGGCCGGAACATCTACCGCTCCGCTCCCCCGGGCGCGTTCCCCGGCATCCGCACGGGACGGCTCCGGCAGTCTGTGGGCATCGTCCGCGCCACCAAACAGAATCTTGTGGTGACGGTGGGGACGAATGAGAAATACGGGCGGTACCTCGAATACGGCACCCGTAAGATGGCGGCGCGGCCGTGGCTCCGTCGCACGTTTGCCGAAGAGCGAGCCAAGATGATCGACATTCTCCGCAAGGATGCGAACGACATCATCACCGCGAAGCTGGGGGGCAAATGAACTCCGCCCAACTCTTCTACGACGTAAAGAAGCGGCTCACCTCCGACACGGGGACCAACGGCCTGTATCCCACGGGCGGCACTCCGCTCGTGACGGGCATCTTCAACAACTGGGCCAGCCCCACGCAGGACATGCCGTACATCGTGTGGACGCTGGTGTCGGGCGTGCCAGACGAGACGTTTGCGACCAACGAAGACGAAATCGTTTTTCAGTTGTCCGTGTTCACATCCAAGCGACCGGCGGACCTCGCACGCTCGCAGAAGATCCTCAATCGCATCTACGGCAACGGCGTGAAGCAATCGACGCGGCTCCCGACCTACGGGCTCCATCGGCACACGCTGGTTTCGAGCTACCCCGATGGTGTCGAAACCACGGACGACTGGGGGTACACGGCCTGTCATGCGGGCGGCGCGTACCACCTCGAAGGCGAGGACTTCATCAACACGGGCCGCGAGTGGAAACTGCGGATGTATCAGACCTTTGCATCGGTACAGGAGACTTGAGTCATGGCGACGATCGGCGAACCTATTGCAGCAGCCTTGACCAGTTGGGCGGGGAGCGCGGACACCACGAGCCTCCCGTACTACTTGGCGACGTACAACAAGTGGAAGAGCATCGAGTGGACCGCCAAGGGCGCGACGTTCGATTCGTCCGCGTTCGGCGGACCCGCGAACTTCACCACCAACGGCGCGAGCGTTCTGGAAATCGCTGTTGAGATGGAGGCCCATCTCGGAACCCCGCAAGACGGGTATCTCGGCCTGCTCGCCTTCTCCGGCGGCGAAGTGCTGAACCTCGACGCATACGAGATCAACATCACGCGGCCCCTGTACAACGAGACTCCCTTCGGCTCGCAGTACAAGCAGTTCAAGACCGGCCTTGTGA